AAGTAATCGACATAATGAAAATTCATTCCTGCGAATAATCTCATGCCGCCAGTATTCCCGTAATCCACTTCCTTTTTTAGATATGGAAAATAATAAGCAATGTAAGAGTTTGATTTTTTCTTCCTCCAATGAAGAAAGCTAGCTTGTTAAATAAATGTTATTATCGTAGGAGGTTCACATGTCAATTGGTAAAAATACTATAAGATGGTTTTTTATAATACTTCATTTGCTATGCAAACTGAACATTTGATGCTAAAAAATAAATAATAAAGGGTATTACTTTAATTCAACATCGCCGGGCTTTATACCCGGCGAGAGATTCAACAATCGTATTGCCAGCTACTGACTAAGGCATAAAGGTGGCTGGGGGAGTAGCGCCAGCTATCGTTTAGTCCGAGAAATTCAGCGCAAAACTCGCTGCAAAACAGTTTATCTTTGCGCTCCCGGTTATACAGCGCGATACCGAGCGCGCCCTGCCAGTCATAGCGTTTGCCGTTATGTTTGCGGAAAAAGGCCTCCACTTCCGGCAACGTGGCCTTTAACGGTAGCTTATCCCACTTATCGTCCGGTAACGGTATTATCTTTCCCCGCACGCCGCGATCGCGAAACGATGCAGAGTAGCAGAGGTATTCATTACCGCCGTGCGCCACCGCCAGTTCACAGTGAGAGTAGATACCGCGCGTGACTTTACGCGTGAGCCAGTCGACAAACCTGGCGATGCCGCGATACTCCGATCGCCCCTTATAGCAAGCGAGCCAGACGGTGGTTTGACTCATGGCTGCTCTACCGCCACAATATGCCGCTGCGCGTTGGCAAACAGGCGCATGTCGTGATCCATAGTGACGGTTTCAAACTGCGCGGCGATGTCGTTGGTCAGTTCAATCAAACCGTTATTTTTGGTCTGCCACATTAACCCTGCCGGAATCTGCTTTGCCTGACCCATTCTGGTGAGTGACATTTGCTGAATACGGCTGTTAGCATCGCTGTGGAAATGGTTGCCGTCGATAACGATATAATCGGCGGTAACATCATCACGGTGAGCTTTGATTGCCTGTATAACTTGTGCTTTTACACTTTCAAGTGCTGAGACAAATAACGCTTCGTCATATACCCACTCGTTTCCCTGCAATCGGTAAAATCTTCCGGGTGGCGGTGTAGTAATAAATTCAAGAGGGTTAAGGCACACCCAACAATTTTTATCTCTTAGTCGCCACTGCTCATCATCTATAGAAATTACTGAGTCAGGTAACACTACGTTTAATGAAGAAGTATCAATCCAGTCTATAACCTCAAAGGTTGCCGGATGGTAATATGCATATTGAGTCATATATTCACCATGAAATTTTTACAAAACCGTTTGAGCCTTTCCCTCCAGGAAAGCCAGACCCACTATAGGTATTATCACTGCCAGTGGTTTTGCCTCTGGCGCCTCCGCCGCCCCCGGCACCATAACCACCAGCATTGCCCCCGTCAGTATTACTGCCACCGCTCCCTCCCGTACCGTACGATGAGTTTTCCCCTGCTGCGCCATTACCAGATGGGGCTGGGTTTATTACTGATACAGTTGAGATAACGCCGCCGGCTCCTCCTGAACCACCTTTGGCGGTAACATTAACAAAAATTGAATCCCCGCCATCAATACCGGGGGATCCTGGCGTGCTAGTTACCAAGGTGTGAATTCCTGATGGTGCCGTAGACGACTGACTGGCTGCGACTCCGCCAACCCCTCCTGCGCCAACTATAACCGCGTATTTTCCTCCCGGAGTTACAGGAACAATGGAAATATTTGTGCTTCCACAGGTTCCTCCCGAACCACCACTAGCACCCGCGAATCCTCCATCGGTGACTGCACCACCACCACCTCCTCCTCCTCCTCCTAACATTTCCACAAAGACCTGAGTCACCCCATCAGGTACCGTAAACGTACCGTTAGCCGTAAAAAACTGATAATGGGAATGATTAGCCGGAGCCGCTGCGCTCGCCTTGTCATACGCCGCCTTGACCGCACTAGGCGTTGCCGCTTCGGTGGTGCTGGTGCTATCGGTGGCGCTATTAAGCTTCACAATCCCTTTTTGCGTCAGCGTACCGTCCGGGACGCCGGTGATCTGCCCCCAGGCGTGTATATGGCTGGCCGGGGCCGCCGCGTTTGCCTTATCCATCGCCGCCTTTACCGCACTGGGCGTTGCCGCTTCGGTGGTGCTGGTGCTATCGGTGGCGTTATTAAGTTTCACGATCCCTTTTTGCGCCAGCGTGCCGTCCGGGACGCCGATAATCTGGTTCCAGACGTGAGTATGGTTCGCCGGAGCTGCCGCATTCGCCTTATCCATCGCCGCCTTGACCGCGCTCGGCGTTGCCGCTTCCGTTGTGCTGGTGCTGTCCGTCGCACTGTTAAGCTGAACAATCCCCTTTTGCGTCAGCGTGCCGTCCGGAACGCCAGTGATCTGGTTCCAGGTATGCGTGTGATTACGCGCTTCCGCCATCGCCGCTTTTACCGCCTTCGGCGTAGCGGCTTTGGTTTCGTCATCGCTGTCGGTGGCGTTACTGAGCTGCGTAAACCCTTTCTGCGTTAATGTCGCATCCGGGTGATTTGTCGAATGTTCATGCTCGTCCAGCCGGACATCCACATAGTCGCGCGTCGCCAGCACGATGCTCGGATCTACGGTCAGCGTGACCGCCGTGGTGTTGGAGACTTCCATAATCAGGCGGATACAGACCTGCTTGCCGCAGCCGCCGGGCAACAGCGGTTTGTAGGATTCCGGGAACTTGCCGATGGCGATCAGCTCGCCCTCGTCGTCGAATACGCCCACTTCACGCACATACCAGCCGCCAACGTCCTCCGGCAGCACCAGTTCGGCAATCAGCCAGTTGGGATTATTCGGCTCAACGGTCAGCGTATTCATCTCGCCGCGCCAGACTTCGTGGCGTAATTTGGTCTGGCTGGCGGTGGGCTCATAATATTGCCCACCGCCGTCGCCAACCGCCATCTTTTGCAGATGTATCTGTTTCTTATCCGCAAGGGCGCTGGCGATTTTCGCCATTCCCCTGTCGGTCAGGAGGGTATAAAACTCATTATCCATAATTACTCCGGGTAAATAGATGTAATTTCAAGGCTCCATTGCCCTGTACCGAAATAGATCGGTTTAGTTTGTTGAACTTCCAGAACCTGGAAGGGTAAGACGGTCGTTATTTCTCCACCGTAAAGCGCGCTGCCGATAACAGGAATAGCGCTTTGGTTAATTATCCAGACAATTAACGCTTCCAGCTTTGAGCGCACGTTCTTATACTCATGAATAAGATCGACCAGGTTATTAAACAGATTTTCATCCATGCCCTGGTTAATTAGCTCAATTTCAACCTTAAAAAAATAAGCCTTACCGCCATACTCAAACCATTCGGAAATCGTGCCGGGTAAGGATAATATTTCCAGAACGCGGCGAACGGCCCAGGGAGTTCCTTTATATTTATGCAGTTCAATCGCCTGTTTAATTAACTCTCGTTTCTCCTGTTCATTGGCGGCAAATAGCCAGCCCTCCAGCCCCTGAACATGAAACTGTCCGGCCAACGAGGGCAGTGCCGAGGCATCAACGATATCCACCAGATAGACCAGCAACGCCGTCAGGTCGATTTGCGCAAAGCGTTCGGCGGCAATATTCGCCAGAATTGAGAAACGTTCGTCGCTGGTCAGCGGCGGCGGCAGAAGCAGTTTATCCATCGCTGACTCCGGCAATCGTCACGTCAATGTCCGTGCATTCCGCCCATTCGTGCGCCTGTAGTACCTTTTTCGCGGGCATATCCAGCGCGATGTCGTAAACGCCATCCACTTGTAGCACTTTGATTATCTGGTTTGGCACAATGTCCTGGCCTAGCCGGGTCTGGCGCGAGCGCGTCCATGTATTAATCGCTTCACGCGCGGCGGCAAGCGTCGTCTCCTGATCGGCGGTGGTAAACAGCGTCAACCGGGCGCGGATCTGATAAGGTATGCGCGGAGAACATTTAGCGCTCACCTTATCGGTTAGCGGGCGCTTTTTCTCTTTGCTCACCTCCCGTTCGATCTGGGCAAGAAGCTCCGGCCCCGGCAGTCCGTTCAGGGTCAGCGGATAGAGTTCCACGCAGCCTTCCGCCAGCCCTTCATCCGGCCCCAGCACCGCCACGTCGATAATCGACTGGCTGAACGAGAGCGTATGGAAGCGATAGGCGCCATAGCTGCCCGCGTTGCTGAAACTTTCCGGCGCTAGCTGGACGCGTTTACGTAGCGCGTCGTCGTTCTCTTCGCCGCAGCCGCCACTTGAGGCCGTCAGATTGGTGACGCTGAGATCGTAATTGCCTACCCGATCCACCAGCGCGCTGATTTGCGCAGGTTGCCAGTTATTGCCGGATTCACCGGTCGTTACACAGGTTGCAGTTACCGCAACGCTCAGGCTGCCCGTAGGCAACAGAACATCTTCGTCGGTGGCGAACATCACGCTATCCGACGCGCTGGCGCGGGTACCCTGTGGAATCACCAGGTTACTTTTAGCCGCTTGAGTAACAGAAAACTGTAGCGTGGTTTTCGCCGCCTGAGCCGGCAGACGGTGAACGCCGACCAGTTCGCCTAAATAATCCAGCATCGGCGCGCGGGAATACGCGACCAGGTTTTGCTTCGCCGCCTCCTGGATGGCGATGCGGACAAGGTTTTCACGATAAGCAAACAGGTCAATGAGCAGCCGCTCAGCCTGCGCCGGGTAGAGTTTTTTACCGCTGGCTTCTTCATATTGCGCAATCATCTCGCTGGTGATTTGCGCGGGATCGCGGTCAATAAAGTCGGGTTCGGCTATCGCCATAACACCTCCGTTGAGTTAATTACGCCGTCTGCGGCGCGCCATTGCACGCGTAACGTCAGGTGTTCACCGTCAATCGTCGGCGTCACCTTCAGCAACCGGCAGCGGGGTTCCCACATGCGAATCGCCTCCACCGACTCGCGAACAACGTGCGGAATAGCCCGCTCGATCGGGTAATCGATATAGCGCCACAGATTGCTGCCAAAAAGCGGCCTGTGGGGATCGCTGCCGCGCGGCGTGCGCAGAATGATGTGTATTGCCTGATGAATATCATCCAGCCCGCAGACGTATTCTTCAGGACGTTGCAAGGCAGGTTGCCAGTGCAGGGTCGAGGGTCGTGTTTTCGTGTTCATGAGGCTATTTTCGCCTTCCGGCGGGGGGAGAGATATTAAAGCGCTTTAAGGAAATAATTGATGGCGGGGTCAGAATGTGTTTTGCCCGGCGGCGCTTCTGCGCTTACCGGGCCTGTGTTGATGCACATTTTGTTAAATGGCGAAGATTGCGTTTTACGTAAAGTTAAAATGAAATTGCTGTAATTTCACCTTTGCCTACAGAAGCGTAGTACCAGAATTCATCATTGATTTCTGCGTGCTTCATTTTCTCAACTGGAATCGTTTTCTGCCGTCCATTAACTGAGAGTGTGATCGAACCCGTTAGCTGCTCCCGGCTGATAATAGCGAAATCCCCGCGGGTGTTGCTATAAGCCGTCGTTTCATTGGAAAGGCTGTGCTTCGCTCCATTAGCGATTACAGAATAATCAAAATTGACTTTCTTTTTGAAAATAGCTTGTACATGATAATACTCGCCGTAAACAGCAGGATCATGGAATAAACCAAAATGACCACCGCTATTTTGCAATTTGACGAAATAATAGTCAGGGATGATAAACTCCTGCTTACCTGCCGCTATTTCTTTAGTAATGATTTTTTGTCTTACGATTTCCTGTCCGGCCGTTTTTTTATAACCGTTAAGCATCAATGAATAGGACCAAAGGAATACGATACCACAGAGGACAGTCACGGCAGTTACGCCTACGACTCCAGCCTTAACGCCACTTTTCAACAGGGCGTAAGCGATGAAGGAGATAGCTAAAAGGAAAAACATAAACGTACCGTTCATAACCCGATCGGGGTAGGACGGCGACGCGAACATGATTAAGGAAGTGCCAATACCTATACATACGACTAACGCAGCGCAGATAAGGGACGTTTTATCAATTTTGGCGCGAATCTGCTTATTGAATATGACCAGTAAGACCAGCAATAACAAAACAACATAAGCTATCCAGATCAGCGCCAGATGGTTATGAACGCGTTCTGTTAAGTGAATGAAAATACGTTCAAAAATCGGCCTTCCATACCAGAATTCTTTGCCGCTGGCGCGGATGAAATTGCCCGGAGAAAGTATCAATACGCATGAACCTGCGATTGCACAGAGACTATAAACTATCTTATTGCGCGAAACAGATTTGTTTTGCCATAACTCGTATGCAATGGCCAGAACAGAAATAAGCGAGACGAAAGGTGAGACGCTTTCATTGGAACAGCCTGCCATAAAGCTTAGTAATGCAACCCACGGGCTGATCGCTTTACTGTTTTTTATTGTTATGGTGTAAAAGAAGAACAGCCATGCAACAACGAACAGATTCGTCCACAAATAATTCGCAGCACCAACGATCCAGAAAGTGGTTTGACCCAAATTCGGGTTCGAAATCCAGTAAGTGAAGAATATTAGTGGGAATAATAAGTAGTCGGATTTATTCCAGCGTAATGTACCTGAGGGTGTCTTCACAATGAAATAACAAAATACCAGTGTCGAAACGGCAGCGCTGATGGAATATACGAGTTGAGAACGTGTATACAGGATGAGTGCGCTGGTGTAATCAGCTATAATCCTGCCACTCCATGTCATATAATGATGAAAATGTGATTCCGGCGAAATTCCTAAAAGGTAATAACGGTAATCATCAGAGTGAATGGGGGTATACCATTCAATAAGAAAAATGGCCAAAAAAGCCAGTAGTATCATCGCCGTTTTCGGTAATATCTTGAGCATAGTGTTCATTATTCCATCATTGTTTTTTTGTTTTTCACGATATAGCGAGGCCTTTGCTTTACCTCCGTGTAAACGCGTCCGATATATTCACCCATGATGCCTATGCCGATAAGCTGGATGCCGCCTAAGAAGAGAATCGCGGTCATAAGCGAAGGATAACCAGGAACAGGGTTTCCCCACATCAATTTATCAATGATCATCCACATGGCATATATCAGGGAGAGGGCAGAAACGCTCACTCCTATATA